AAGACTTTATATTTTAGTCGAATATATGCTTGTAGCAGATGACAAGGGGAGAATCAGAAAATATTTTTCCCTTGTTAGCTATATAATGCTAAATATTTATTGTTTACTTGTTAACCTTTAAATATTTATTGCGTACTTAGTATATGAATTATCAGTTACCTAATGGCAAAGTAATCTACATCTCTATAGATGAATACTTGGCTATGACTGATGAAGACATTCAATACTTCATAGCATCAGACTATGGTGATACTATTATTAATCCATTTAGTGGATCAGCAGTAGACACAAAAAAGAAACCGTCAGCAGAACCTGAAGAAGATCTTAGAGATTTTACAGGCTTTAGTGATGATGGAGAAGATTTTCCTACAGATTTTGATATAAAGAATATATCATCTTAATGTAATAGCTTATTTATTTAAGCCTACTTACTTGCATTTGGCAATGTGCAAGTATAGTATTCAGTTGCCATCAATTATTTATTTATTTATTTATTTATTAAAAATTTAACTATGAATCAAAAAGTTAAAGTAGTAGCTAATGCTACAACAGGAGCGGTTGTTAATGTATCAGAGAACAATCCAGAGTATGGTTTTATTAGATTAGAACAAGTTAGATCAGTCATTGATGATAACGGTTTCTTAAAAAACAAAGCTATTTCTACTTTATTACAAGGTGAAACTGAAGATCTTAAAGCATTAAGTTTCTTTGCAGGTCAAGACCTTGAAGGTAGAATTCGTATTGTAGAGTCATTGGAGCCATTTAATACTAAGAATCCAGATAGAGATTTAAAAGTAGCTGGAGAAACAGGTATTGTTTGTTCAAAAGAAGGTTCTGCAATTTATCGTAAGACTACTTATGATCCAACAGGAACTAAAGAAGAATCTTATGTACAGCATGATAATATTGCTGAATTACGTGCAGCATATGAAAGTCAAAAGACATCAGGTGCAGTAAAGCCTAATGCAGATTTCTCTATAGGAGGATAATAAGATAAAACAGTAGTAAAGGGGAGTAGCAATATTCCCCTTTTTATTTATGAATTTACCAAAAAACAAGTTGTATATGAGTTCGACTAAAAAACAAAAATTTGAATACTCTGGCAAATTAGAAGAGTATCAGTTGTATAAGAAAAATACTTATACTAAATATGAAACAGATCAATATTCTCAATATCAGAATTTTCTGTATAAAAGAGCATTATATGGTCTTAAGTCTTTACCTGCTGAAGAAGTAGAAAAGATGAGCAAGCAAAAGAAAATCAGAATTAGTAAAGTTAACAGAAGAGCACAACGTGTTCTTAATGAAGCTAAACAAAGAAAAGTAATTACTATTACTAATAGTATCTTTAGTAAATGGTTTCCAGATACAAGTTTTACTAAGTTTATGCTTGGTAATACTGAAACTGATGAAAAGGTTAGAAACACTTTAAATTTCAAAGATTTAAATATTGATAAAAATGAAATAATTCGTATATTTATTGATGAAGGAATCTTAAGTTCAAACTTTTTAAGTTTAACTAGAGATCCTAATAGTTTACCAAGACTTAAGAATGTATAAAAGACCACCATTATCAGAAATTGATCAAGAATTCAATGACCTTACTAAACATTTTGATTTAGAAGATTGGAGAACTATGAGAAATGAAAATTATTGGTGGAAAGAAGATATGCCTGGGTTAAAAAGACCCAGGTCTACTTATGAAAAGCTTGATTTAATCAGACACTATGTCAATAAAGGTGTTCCAAAATGAAAGCAAAACTAAAAGAATGTGATGGTTGTCAAAAGATAACTGTTATATGGAAGAATCATGAGGGTAATAGATATTGTAAATATTGCTGGAGTTGCCACAAAAGCAGTACTAACAAGCCACAGAAACCAAACGTGTCTATCCCTCGTGTATCTTCTAAAAGAAAGAAGAAAGATGCTGAGTATCTTAAATTAAGAGAAAGATATCTTACTGACAATTCCCTATGTAAGGTTAAAGTAGATGGTTGTAGCAATAGTGCTACTGATATTCATCACACCTATGCAGGTAGTGATCGTGATGTGTATTATTTAATACAAAGTACATGGATCCCTGTTTGTAGGAATTGTCATAATTGGATTCACGGTAATCCAAAAGAAGCAAGAATTATGAATTATTTAAAATGATTTTATTATGAATACTAAAAAAACAACTAATTACAAAATGTTCTCTATACTACCAATGAATAGAGAAATTAGATCAGAACACGTTGAGAAACTTGTTAAAAGTATCAGAACTATGGGTATTATTAGACCTGTAATAATCTGTAAGACAGATGTGCTTGAAGGAGAAATGAAGAACTATATTGTTGATGGTCAACATTTAGCTACAGCTTGTGAAAGAGAAAGTCTTCCTATACCGTATGTTAATATTGCGTGTAAAGATGAGATAGATATAGTAGAAAAGATGGGTATGTTAAACAACTCTTCTAAATCTTGGGCTCTTATTGATTATGTTAATGCATATAAGTTTTGTTTTATGGATTATATGAAACTTTTAAAGTTTAAAAATTTATATAATCTTGAATTAAACATGGTAGCTGCATTATGTACAAATAATTATAGTATTATAAAAAATAGTCAAACTATTAAAACAGGTGATTTTATTATTACAAATAGTAAAGCAGCACAAATGTGCAAAGAATTCAGTGAGATATTTTTAATGATTAACAATGTAGGTAGACCTGTAAAGTTTTCTTTTCTAAATGCATTTATGCAGTCATATGGTAAAATAAATCAAAAGACTGTTGTAAGCAACTTAAGAAAGTATCTGAAACAGATTAAATTAATTTCAGATAATACAGAAGCATCTAATTACATTAAAGCTAAAGTATTTAATTTAAAGAAATAATTTATGGATAGAGATACAGTACAAGCTGAAGCTCTCAAAAGAACTATAGGTATTAACAGATGTGGTTTAGGATTAGCTACAGGTGTCGGTAAGACACTTGTAGCACTAAATCATTTAGAGAGTAATTATTCTCCTATGTTAGAGATACTTGTAGTTGCACCAAAACTATCAATTTTTGATAGTTGGAGAGCAGAAGCAAGAAAATTTGATAAGGAAAAGCTGTTAGCAAGAGTTACGTTTACAACATACTTAAGCTTAAATAAGCAAAATCCAAAAGACTTTGATATAGTGTATCTAGATGAATGTCATAGCTTGTTAGATTCTCATAGAGAATTTCTAAATGAGTATAATGGCAAGATTCTAGGTCTTACGGGTACACCACCTAAGTATCACAAGTCTGAGAAAGGTAGGTTGGTAGATGAATTCTGTCCAATAATATATGAATTTGTTACTGATAGTGCTGTAGACAATAATATTCTAAATGATTATCAGATAATTGTACATGAGCTTGAGTTAAGCACAAAGAATAATTATTTAGTAGAAATGAAGAATAAAAGTTTTAAGACTTCAGAGCAGAAGAATTATGGTTACTGGTGCAATAGAATTGACAGTGGCGCAGGTAGTATGCATATATTACGCATAATGAGAATGAAAGCAATGAAAGAGTATCCAAGCAAAGAGCAGTATGCTAGATTACTATTTACTAGTATTAAAGATAAATGCATAATGTTTGCTAATACTCAAGAACAGGCTGATAGATTGTGCGAGTATAGTTATCATAGTAATAATATAGACTCAGAAGCAAATCTTGAACTGTTTAAAGAAGGTAAGATAAATAAACTATCTTCTGTAATGCAATTAAATGAAGGTGTAAATATTCCAGAGTTAAAACAAGGAATTATTATGCATGCATATGGCAATGAAAGAAAGTCTGCTCAGAGAATAGGAAGATTACTGAGGCTTAATCCAGATGAAAAAGCTATAATACATATATTATGCTATAAGCATACTATAGATGAAAAATGGGTAAAGACTGCCTTAGAAGGTCTAGATGCTTCCAAAATAGAATGGAAGGATTATAATGTTAACCTGGGTTAGATAGCCATTATCTGCCCAAAAATTAGTATATTATTGTATGGGTGAATCTAAAACACATAAGATTACTTTGTATAATGATGACAAGCTCAGTTTTGAGTATGTCACAGCATGCTTAATTAAAATATGTGGTCACACACCTATTCAAGCAGAACAATGTGCTCTTTTAGCACACAATAGAGGTCAGATAGATATTGCATCAGGGCCTTTTAAGGAAATGTATGAAATATTAGAAACCTTGGATCACGTAAAGGTGGGAGTAAGTTTAGAAGCATATGAAAGCAATTTGCATTGATAGTAGTAATAAGCCAGAGCATATCTCTGATTATGAATGGATAGAAGAAGGTGTAGTATATACTATTACTGAAGTAGTAGAAATGAGTTTACAAAAAGGTAAGCTTGGTGTTGCTTTTGAAGAAATAGAACTTACTGCAGCTTCAGCTCCATATGAGTATTACTCTTTAGAAAGATTTCTTTTAATTCCAGATGACATGACTATGACTGTAGAAAGAGTTATGGACGCTAAAATTGGATTAAAAGAAGCATTTAAAAAGAAAAAAGAAATAGATGTTTATGCAGAAGATGCAGATCTAACACACTCAATTTAACAAAAACAATTTAAAATTATTATTTATGAAAGAAAAAAGCTTTACAATAGCTATGATTTCGCTTGTCTTATATTTTTTTATATCCCAAATTATGATGGTATATTTTTGGTATTTATGGGCACAAAATCATGATTTTTTAGTAGCAATGTTTATCGGGCCATTTGTAGGAGAATTTAAAGGTCTCTTATGGCCATTTTTTATATAAAATATGAAATTAGACAAAAAAGAACTTAAAAAAGCTTTTGATTCTATTCCCAAAACAAGACAAAGAGCAAATGTAGATCAAAGAGCTTATATCATTGGAGCTTTGTATTTTGCTTGTGGTATGACAGAACAATTAGTTGCAGAACACCTTAATATAAGTAGAGATAATGTTCATCATGCTAAAGTATGCTCAATAAGATTTAAAGAAGATATAGTTTATCAGTATAATACAGAAAAATTAAGAAAAAAGTTTGAGTATACTGCAGAAGATGTAAAACTAGCCACAAAGTCAAAAAATGATGCAGTTCTTATACAATTTAATGATTATGATTTAAAAAAACTCAGGAAACTTCAACAAAAATTAGGGTATCCTACTTTAATACGTACAATTAAATATTTTGTTAGAAACGGAATGAGAACTTATACTATATGGGAAGAATGAAAGAATTATGTATTGATATAATGAATGCAAATGATGGAGAATTACCTCCAGGATTAACATCAAGAGATGTGTTAAAAATGTACAAACTAAAAATATATAACTGGGATGAGTACAACAAGACAGTTGCGGAGGCAGATTATAATAAAAAAGATCTCACAAAATTTGACTGGGAGACAGACAAGAGAGAGAATAAAACACAGGAAGAACCTTTCTAGAGTCAACAATGAAGAAGGTGATTAGATTTTAATATGCACCCATAGCTCAATTGGATAGAGCACCTCCCTTCTAAGGAGGTGGTTTTAGGTTCGACTCCTAATGGGTGTACTAAAATTAAATTATGAAAACAAATATAGCAGATTATATACAGTATTGGGAAGATAAATGGAGAGGAAGTTTTGATAAGGATTTATACATCCAGTATCTAATAGCAAAACAAAGAAGATGAATAAAGAAGAGTTAAAACCTGTGAGATTAACAAAAACCGAAACCTGTTTAACTTATGTTTTAAGACGAATGGGATTAAAGCCTGATTTTTGTACTTATGAAACATTTCATGAACACTTTAATCAATTTACATTTTCTAGGTATCAAAAAAAAATAAAAGTTGGTGATATTCTTCTGTGGGATAAAACTAGTACATGGGAATGGTTACCTTGGACTATAAATGACAACGGTATTATTGAATGGAAAAATATACCAGTAGGATTTCATTTTGCAATATATGAAGGTGATGGTATGTTTAGTGATTGTACAAGACTAGTAACGCCACCACATCCCACACTTAGATTAAGAACAATGACAGACTTACAAAAGAACCCAGATTTTGTATTAAGATTAGAACTAAACCAAAACAAAGAAGATGAATTATGAATTTTAGAGAAAAAGCAGCAAGTTTTGTTTTATGTAATGATGACATTACAGAAGCATTAGAGTTATTAGATAACGCAAGTAGTGTTTCTGATACAATACCCGATGAAGTCATAGTATGGGAAAAGTTTCAGTATGACCCTATTGAAAATTTAATTGAATACATTGACTCAATAGAAACTATGCTAAAAGAAGCGTATCAAGAAGGTAAACGTAATGTTTGCTAACATAGAAATAAACTAAACCAAAACAAAGATGAGTAAATTACTTTTAAAATTTGATAAATGGTTAGGAACTAAAAAAGGAAGAAGATTCAGCTTTATTACATTGTTAATAATAAATGTTCTTGCTTTAATGTCCCATTTATTATAAAACCAAAACAAAGATGATTGAAGAGCAAATTATTAAACTATTAAGAGAAAATAGTATAGGCAAACAAACTGCTGTTATTGAGTCAATGGACTTAGGCATATACATTTGGAGAAAAAAAATTCAAGTAATCAAAAACTTTATGGATATTGAATTCAATGATTTAAGTGAAGATGAGCAAAAATTAGTTTTATCTAATGTAGAAAAAAATAAATATAGCAAAAGCAATTCATATCAAGGTTGATTTTTAAATAAAATAAAGAAGATGAGTAAAGAAAAAGTAAGAAAGTATTCAGTAGAACTACATCTTGTAGAAATAGAAGTAGATAAAGATTCTATGGAAGAAGGTTATATGGAATATGATAAACTATCATCAGAAGAAATATATTTAAATGTTTGCGAAGACTATGATGAGGCAGAAGAATTATTTAATCATTATATAAAACAATTAACATAAGATGAGTGAAAAAAGAGAAATAAAACCTAGACTGTTTAAAGTAACAGCAGGTGAACGTTATTATGACAAGTATTTTGTAATTGCTTATACAGCAAATGATGCATTGCAAATGGTAATGAATAAGTTTAAGCATGCTACGAATTATGCTTTAGAAATTAAAAGTGTAGAATGTTTAAATATTGTAGATACTTATCAAAGTGACATAATGATATCACCTGAATGTATACAAGGTGGTCTCCAAAATAAAAAGATTTAATTAACAAAAAAAAAGTAAATTATGAGTAGATCAGATGAAAGCGTAAAAAAGCTATTAGAACAAATTAAAGAACATGATGAAATGTACACTATATTTAATAACAATAAAGTATTAGCTGAATATAGTGGAAAAGAATTAGATGATATGGAAGATATCCCAGGTTGGGAGTATATAATGAAAGTTGCTGAAAAATTGTATGATGAATTTGAAACAAAGTTTGAGGAGGGTATATATCATTGGGATATGTTTGATTATGGACCTGATAGATTTATGGTGTGGAGCACATTAGCAAAATTTATTGAAGATATAAAAGAACAAGCAGAAATAGACGCATAATATGATTAAGCAATGGACCGATAAGGACATGCTTGAATTTGCAAGAGTTGCATCTGGAGGATCCTATGGGGATTACAAAGGATGCAAGTCTTTGCAGTCAAAGCTAAAAAAATATAAACTTATGAGTAAAGAATTAAATAAACACAGACAAGTAAAAAGTGTAGATAGTAATAGTATTGTTACAGGGAAAGCTGATAAGGTTTTACCTGTAAAGTTAAGATCAAGGTTTGATATGATATTTGAGATAATTGATATAGAAAAAAAGTATCCAAATGATGCTGATTTAGGTAAACATCTTAGACAAGAAATATTATCATGGAACGAAGTATAAGAAATTTAAGTAAAAAAATATGCTTGGAGCATTTTAAAATAACAGATTCTCCAGAATGTAAAAATTTACACCTATTATGGTATATGTATGTTGAAGGAACAAAAGCAGGTACTTATAAACCTTTTGTGTTTCTTGCTGAGTTAAAATTGTTAGAATACCTTGGTTATATGGATCCAGACAGTGTTAAAAATGCTGTAAAATTACTAGAATCTCCTGATAAAGAGAATTGGTATATAGCTTCTCAAGTAATTAAATTCTTTAGAAAAGAAAGAATTAAAGAACATGGTGAGTTTGATCCTACCCATGGTAAGTATATGATGGTTAGAAAAGAATATGAATCTAAAATTTTAAACAAAGAAGTTTGGAGTAATAAGAAAAAACTAGAAAAGAATGACTGAACAAGAACTAATGGATCTAGACTTTGAGGTAATTATGGTATATGATGAAAAAAGTGATAATGGTTATGATTATTATTACTTTCGTAAAGAGCTTATAGAAGATTTTACTATAGAGGCAGATTATATTGAAGGCACATTAACTGCTTTTTCAGGTGATCCTAATTTTGTAGTATTGGATTTACAAACTTTAAAAGAATTAATAGATGTTTTCAGCAAAATTAAAAATGCAGAACGGGAAGCTAGTCTATCCAAAGAAAATGGATAAGGTAGCTTTCAAGTTATTTACTGAAAAACTTTCTGAAGGACAAGAGGTAGACATATTTTTGTCTATCTCTGATTCTAATGGAAGTGGTGCACAAATATCAAAAGTGCATAAATGTATACGTGAACTGGCCAAGGAAAGTGGCTATAGCTTTGATGATATGAAAAAGCTAGTAAAAGATAAAGCAGGATTACTTATAGTTAATGATTATAAATCCTTTGGAGAGTGTGATAAAGATGAGTTAAGTTTGGCTATTCAAGCCTGTATAGAGATAGGTGAATTTTATAATGTTAATCTTCACTAGATTAAACAGCATCTTCTAAATTATCTTTATCTAAAAGTAAATCTTGAGCTTTAGCTTGAGTTTCAATTTCACCTATGAGTAATGTAAACGTGTGAAAAAGTCTTTCTTTTTCATTAAGTTTATCGTATGGTTGAGAAACAATGTTTTTTATAAATGTTTCAGGATTACCATTTTTAATGTCATAGTTTTCTTTAAAAAGAGTATAAAGAGAGGCTTTACACATCATGTAAAAAGTTTTATTTACTTTGATGTCTATAATTGCACCATCTTTTATTTCTTGAACTTTGACTGATTCCATTTATAAAATTTAATTAAATATACAAAAAATATGACACATAAAGTAGACATAGAAGACATTAAACAAAAAATATTTAAAAGATTAGAACCATCAGGTTGGGGGAGACCTCTTAAATCTTTTATATTTAGTTCTGATTTTGAAGATATAATTAAACAATTAGTAACACTGTCTAAAGACGGTAAAAGATTTACTCCTAAATTAAGTCAGCTATTTAGAGCATTTGAAGAATGTCCTTATGATGAACTTAAAGTAGTTATAGTAGGACAAGATCCTTATCCTAAATTAGGAGTAGCTGATGGTATTGCATTTAGTTGTAGTAATACTATGGAACAACAACCAAGTTTAAAGTTTATTTTAGATGAAGTAAACAGAACTGTATATGATGGAGTAGGTCAGTCACATAATCCAGACCTTACAAGATGGGCCAACCAAGGCATCTTGATGCTAAATACTGCACTTACAACTACTGTAGGTAAAGTAGGACAACATTACCCTATATGGAAGCCATTCCTGGCCTATTTTTTTGATCATCTTACCTTTGGCCATACAGGACTAGTGTATATTTACATGGGTAAACAAGCTCATGAGTGGAAAGATGCTGTACATGATATGAATTATAAATTTCTGATTAGTCATCCAGCAAGTGCTGTATATAATAAAGGACAGAATTGGGATTGTAAAAATGTTTTTACAGATGTTCAAAAGATTTTAAAAGACAATAATAATTTTTCCTTAACTTGGTAATATGGATGAAATATTTAATAAATTAATAAAAGAGAAGTTGACACCTAACTCCTTGTATGTATTACACTGTATAAAGAATAAGGTGTCTGTATCTAAATCTTTGGCTAATTCTGATCTAGAAGTACATAGATTATTAGCAGATGATTGGCTGACAGATAACTTGCAATTAAGTAGTAAAAGCCTTATCTTTATGGAAGAATTAGACTCTTATTTTAGAAAGAGTAAAAAGAAAACTTCTAAAGTTTTAATGGGTGATAGCTTTGATATATGTATTAAAAAATACAATGAGCTATTTCCAGCTAAAAAATTAGGAAGTGGTAAGTATGCAAGAACTAATGTAAAAAACTTGGAAGCAGGTTTTAGATGGTTTTTTAGTACTTATGAATATGATTGGAAAACAATTCTACAGGCAACAAAAAAGTATATACAAGAGTATAAAATGAAAAATTATGAATATATGAGAACATCCCAATACTTTATTAGAAAACAAGGCTCGGATAAATCATTTGAGTCTGATCTGGCTACTTACTGCGACATGTTAAACTATGAAGGCCCTAATGAAGATTTAGACATATTCAAAGAAAAAATAGTATAATTTGGAACAGTTTAATGGTGCAAAGCCTCTAAAGGCTATTAGTAAAGTACGTGCTTATGAGAAAGCTCTCTTAGAAATGAGAGGAAGAATGGACGGTAGAATTAAAAGTCTTGCAACTGCATGGCCAAAGTTCAATGATGCTACCTTAAATGGTTTAGAATGGAATACACTAACTGTAGTTGGTGCTAGACCTGGTGTCGGTAAGACTTTGTTTATGGAGCAGCTTGTTACAGAAGTTATTGCTCTTAATCAAGATCAGAACTTTCATGTTCTACAATTTCAGTTTGAGATGCCTGAGAAAACTCTTGGTATGAGAGCATTCTCTGCTATAACTCAAAAAGACTATGGTATTTTACATAGTAAGTATGAACCTTTACAAGAAGAGATTTATGATAAATGTAGACAGTATACAAGTACACTGAATAAAAACAATAGAGTTTTCTCTATTTATAGACCGTGTACTGTTAATGAATTTTGCGCAAGTATAGATTATCACTTTAAACAACATGTTGTTGAAAAAGATGGTAAAAAGATATACCCAAAGTTATTAGTAACAGTAGATCACTCAGCTTTATTTAAAAAAGATAAACATGAGAAAGATAGATTTGAAATGCTATATAATCTTGGTGAAGCGCTAACACTTATGAAAAGAAGTTATCCTTTAACATTTGTAATCTTAAGTCAATTAAATAGAAATATTGATGACCCTAAACGTGCTATAGAAGGTACATATGGTAATTATGTTCTAGACTCTGACTTATTTGGCGCTGATGCATTATTGCAACATGCTGATGTAGTAGTTGGTATTAATAAACCTGCTGCTAGAAAGATCAGATACTATGGCCCAGAAAGAATACAAATAACTGATCCAGAAACTCTTGTATTTCATTTCTTAAAATGTAGAAATGGTGATACTAGAATGAGTTTCTTTAAGTTAGATAGAGATACTATAAGAATAGTAGAGATGAATACACCAACACAAAATAACAAAATACAAATATGAGTACAAGACAAGAGAATCAAAAGATTCTTATGGCAACACACTTGCCTACATTTAAGAGGTTGAAGATTGCTGACCCTTATTTTATTGCTAAGTCTGCGTGGGCTCCTCCAGGGGAAGCGCTTAAGATGCAATTCTTTCCTAATGAATTAAAGCAAGGAAGAGACATCTATACAGAACTTAGTGATTTTAATGCAGTATCAGAAGATTCAACACACACATTGTATAAACTAAAGCATAATCCTTTTTATGCAGAAGAGTATCCTTTAGAACAAAAGACTAGTAAGTCAGGTAATGATTATGAAGTATATGTAGTTCCAATTGAAGAATTAGTTGCTATTGATAAGAAAACAGGTAAAGAAATACCCTATACTTCTTATCAAGATTATTTAAAGAATCCTCCTAAAGAAGAAGTAGAGACTCAAGAAGCTGATTTTCCAAATTTTGCTAAGGAATATCCCGATGTAGGGTTGAAGAAGAAGGAGGAAGATGATCCTAAGTATGTTCCTTGGAAAGAAGATGAAAAAGAAGCAAAGAACTTTCCTGAATGGTTAAACGTATTAGATAGAATAGCAACTTCATTAGAAAAAATAGAAACTAAATTAAATAAAAAATGAGTATAGTACTTCCAACAAAAAAAGTAAAAGTAGAAAGAGTTAATCCAAAAAGATTGATAATTTATAGTAAACCAAAAACAGGTAAAACTACTGCATTTGCAGGCTTAAAGAACAATCTTATATTGGATCTAGAGAATGGCAGTGAGTATGTTGAAGCATTAAAGGTTAAGATTGATAATCTTCAAGAACTGCTTGATGCAGGTAAGGCCATAAAAGATGCTGACAAACCTTATGATTACGTTACAGTAGATACAGTAACTGCATTAGAAGGTATGGTAATGCCTTTAGCAATAAAACAATATAAAAAGACTCCTATGGGTAGAAACTATGATGGGACTGATGTAACTACCTTACCAAATGGTGCAGGATATTTATATATTCGTCAAGCTTTCTTTCAAGTTTTAGATTTTATTGATACATTAGCTCCCCATATTATTTTATCAGGTCACATCAAAGATAAAGTTGTAGATGATAAAGGTGAAATGGTTATGTCTGCTAATATTGATTTAACAGGTAAAATAAAATCTTTAATCTGTGCAAATGCTGATGCTATTGGTTATATGTATAGAAAAGGAAACCAAACAATTATAAATTTTAAGAATAATGATGGTGTAACATGTGGTGCTAGACCAGACCACTTAAGAAATGAAGAAATAGTCATCTCTGATATGAATGAAAAAGGTGAGATAAAAACTCACTGGAATAAAATATACAAGTAAATTAATTAATAATTAAAACAAAAAATCAAAATGGGATTAAGTACAACAGATTTAGGTACAGAAAACACAGGAGGAGGAATGTCAAAGACAATTACTCCAGGAAACTATGAGCTAAAAATTAATAGTATAAGATTAGATTCATTCAAATTTATTGAAGGTGCATATCATTTATTATTAGAAATGGAAACCAAGCCTATAGAAGGTTTTGAAGGTTTTATGAAAGATAGAAATGATGAAAGTAAAGGTCGTTATGAAGGCCAGATTGGTAGAGTCAAAGCAAGTCAATATGCATTTGCTGATGGAGAAACTAAATCAGGTATTAAAATTCAGAGAGACAACTCTATTATGATATTCTTAAAAAACTTATCTAATTCTTTAGGCATTAATGAATGGTTTGTTTCACAAGATGAAAAGCATGAAACTATTGAAGATTTTGTAGCTTATTTTAATGAACATGCTCCATATCAAGACAAATACTTAAATACTTGTTTAGCAGGTAAAGAGTATGAAAACAGATCTGGTTACATTGCTTATGATTGTTGGTTTGCAAAAGCTCAAAATAGAAAGTATGGATATTCTTTAAAGAAAGATAATGTATTACAATATGATGAGGCTAAACATTTAAAAAAGATTGAGAACAAGCCTGTTGAATCTTTTGGTAATGACGATGACTTAACTATACCAATGAAGACAAGTTCTGACTTTGACCTAGACTAGTAGCTGCTAAACTACTAACTCAAGAGGGAGTCAGAAATGGCTCCCTTTTATTTTTTAAATTAGTATTATGATTTCAACAACAAAAAATTTAATTTCTGATTTACAAGATATACCTACAGGATGGCCTTTTGAACATTACTTAGGATTATCTGAACACCTTGATGGTCAAGATGTAAAGATAAGATCTATAGTTAATACAAGAGAGCGTACTCCTTCAATGTGTATTTACCTTAATGCTACTACAGGAAGATATTGTTTCAAAGATTTCTCTTCTGGTAATGGTGGTGACTCTGTTGAGTTAGTTAAAGTTTTATTTAATCTAACACGAGGACAAGCTGCTATGAAAATTATAGAAGATTACAATCAATACATTTTAAACAATGACTGTAATCCTATACAAGAATATAAGATTTATAGTAGATATAAAGTAACTGATTATGAAATCAGGCATTGGACAACAATTGATCAAAAGTATTGGACGAAGTTTAATATTGGCTCTAGACTCTTAGAAAAGTATAATGTGGCCCCGCTGCAGTACTATGTGATGACTAAAGAAGATAATGATGGTAAGGAAAGTTCTATTACTATTAAAGGTCTTAGTCTATATGGTTATTTTAAAGATGATGGTACACTGTATAAAGTTTATCAACCTAAAGTTTCTGATAAGAAATTTATTAAGGTTAAAAACTACATCCAAGGATCTGATCAATTGAAATATGATAAAAAGTATCTTATAATAACATCCTCACTAAAAGACTTAATGGCCTTTAACAGACTTAAGTTAAATGATGCAGAATCAATTGCACCTGACAGTGAAAATACTTTGATACCAGAAAACATGCTTAATAGTATAATACCAAAGTATAAAAAGATAGTTGTTTTGTTTGATAATGATGAAGCAGGTATTAGATCTATGAAAAGATACAAAGAGAAATATGATTTTGATTATGTGATTTTAGATATGGAAAAAGATTTATCTGATTCTATTAAAGAACATGGTCTTACTAAAACTAGAGAGGTTTTATTACCTCTATTAAAAAAATTAATATGAAAAGAACATTAAAAAGTAAAATAAAAGATGAAATGTATCCTTGGTTTATATTGCCACATGAGGAGCAAATGAGCGAGCCATTTAAAAAATCTATGATACCTGAAGGTGCTGTAGGTTTTGTATACAAAATGAATTATAAAGATGATGATGGTCAATATTATTCTTACATAGGAAAGAAAAACTTTTATAGCAGAAGAAAAAAGAAATTTGGAAAGAAAGCTTTAGCTGCTGTAACAGATAAACGTACTAAGAAGTATGAGATGGTCACTAAACTAGACTATGAAAATTACTTCAGTAGTAATAAACAACTGAAACAAGCATACAAAGATGGTAAAATGATACACAGAACTATTCTTAAGATATGCTTTACAAAAGCAGAACTAACTTATCAAGAAACAAAATACCAATTTAAGTATGAGGTTCTTGAGAGAGATTGGTATCTGAATGGAAATATATTAGGAAGATTTTATAAAGGAAAAATATGAGTAAACAAGATAAAGTTAAAATTGAAGAAGTAATAAATTTCTTAACTGAGAATGAACAGTATGGAGATAATTGGAAAGAACACATTAAAGTTCTTGAGAATCTGTTAGAAGTGTGGGATGATATGTGCATAGAATGAGTAAAGAAGAATTAATAGAGTGGATAGAAAATTTACCACTGCAGACACTGACTGATGAATTAAAGGATGATATTATAGAAAAGATAGATAATTTATGAATAAAGAAGTTTTAAAAAACTTACTGACTATGATGCGGTCAAGTGATAAAGACAATCACTATATGGCAATGCAAGCAATTGTAAATCTGGGAGATCCAGCTACTGTAATAGAAGATTACAAAGAAGAGTTATTATTCTTATGGTTATACGGTAACCCTCATCTTGAGGATTGGGCTCCTGTAGATGTAAGAGTTACAAGACTATTTCGTGACTTAGTAAACAAACATAGACCCAAGGGAGTAGCTATTATATATAAGCAAGATTTAAAGTTTAAAGAAAGATGGTTAGGTCATATGATAGGACCAAATGCTCGCATTAAAAAGCCATGGGTTGCAGAGCTGATGATTGAAGAGATTATCAATGAGAAAAAGAGAATATTTAATGCTCTTGATTTTAAATACAAAGAAATCCAAGTAAATATAATACAATGAATAGACAAGATTCGCTAAGTAAAACATCAAAAGATTTGATGTTACAGGAACCCTATTATGGTTTCTTTTTATTAATGTTACACAAGAGTTGGAGTGATCAACTTCCAACTGCAGGTGTATGTAAAAATGGCATCAACTTTCAATTGATGATCAATGAGAAGTTCTGGACAGATTTGTCAGAAGAACACAGACTAGGTTTACTGAAGCATGAGTTATTGCACATAGCTTTTCAGCATCTTACAACCTTCACTATGTTTAGTGATCATCAGATGGCTAATATTGCAATGGATATGGAAATCAATCAGTATATAGATAAAGATTGGTTACCTAAAGGTGGTATAGATATAAATGATTATGAAGATCTTAATCTAGATAAAAGAGCTGGTAGTAGATATTACTATGATAAGCTTAAACAAGCTCAAGAAGATAAAAAACAAAATGGTTCTTGTGGAGACAAGAATATGGATAAACTTCTTGATGGTATGGAAAAAGGCCAATGTAGTGTTAAGATTGGAGGAGAAGGTGGAGATAAAGAAATTGACATTCCTGATCATGAATGGGAAGAGTTTGAAAACATGCCTGAAGCTGAGAAGAAGCTTATTGAAAAGCAGATTCAAAGAGTTATGTCTGAAGCTAAAGAGCAGACTCTTAAGAAGAGAGGATTTGTACCAGGTGAGATATCAGGTCTTATTAAGCTTGATGAAGTTATACCACCTAAATTTAATTGGAAAGCATATATCAGAAGATTTACTGGTATATCTACTAAGATCTTTACTAGAAAGGTTAGGAGAAAAGAGAACAAAAGGTACTCTGATAATCCTGGCCTTAAGATAAAGATGAGACAAAACATGCTTGTAGGTATTGATACTTCAGGTTCTGTTTGTGATGATGAATTAAAAGAGTTTATTAATGAGATACACCACTTGTATAAAGCAGGTGTTGATATCACAATTGCACAGTGTGATTCTAGGATGCAATCTGTCGAGAAATATGATGGAAAGTTTGAACTAGCAGTTGCAGGTAGAGGAGGTACAAGATTTGAACCTGTTCTAGAATTATTTAATGAGAGAAAAGAGTTTACAAGCTTAATCTATTTTACAGATGGAGAAGCTTGGACAGATGTAAAACCTAGGAAGCCAGTTCTATGGGTATTATCGGAGAGATCTGACTTTAATGATGAATTACCAGGAAGACAAATTAGATTAGAACTTTAAATTAAAAAAAGAAATGAGTAAAATTACACAGTTAAACGTTGATGAGTTAAAAGGCTTTTTAAAGCACATGGTTACTAATAACCAGTACATTCAAAATGAAGGTAAAATACCTGTTGCAATAAATATTGAAGGTGATGCGGGCCTTGGTAAGACTTCCGCTATTGTCCAGCTTGGTAAAGAGATGGAAATGGACGTTGTAAAGATTAATCTATCTCAGATAGAAGAATTAGGTGACCTTGTTGGTTTTCCTGTTAAAGAATTTAAGATTCAAAATAAAGAAGGTAAAAGTACTTGGATTATGGAAGCTCAAGTTGATGCTGCCATGAAGAAAGGTTACAAGGTTGTAGAAAAGCGTATGGCTCATGCTGCACCTGAATGGATTCAAGGTAGAACTGAAGGTGGTTTCTTGGTTCTTGATGATTACACTCGTGCTGATCACAGATTTATGCAAGCAACTATGGAGATCTTGGACAGACAAGAATATATTTCTTGGTCTCTTCCAAAGAACTGGCATGTTATTTTGACTACTAATCCAGATAATGGTGAGTATCAAGTAACTTCTCTTGATGATGCTCAGAAAACTAGATTTATCTCTACAGAGGTAAAGTTTGATGCTAATGTATGGGCTCGTTGGGCAGAGAAAGTTAATATTGATGGTAGATGTATTAACTTCTTGTTGATGAATCCAGAGATTGTAACACAGAAGGTTAATCCTAGAAGTATTACTACTTTCTTTAACTCTATTAGCTCTATTCAAAAGTTTGAAGATGAGTTGCCGCTGATCAATATGATTGGTGATGGGTCAATTGGAGAAGAGCCTTCTGCATTGTTTGCTATGTTTATTAATAACAAGTTAGATAAGCTTATCAGCCCTGAGCAGATTCTTACTAATGATGATTGGAACTATGTTAAAGGTTCTTTGACTGGTTGTATTGGTAAAGATGATGATTTCAGAGCAGATATCTCTAGTATAATTAGTACTAGAATTATCAACTTTGCATCAATAACAGCTGACAAAGGTTCAGTACCTCAAAAGATGATTGATAGAATTATCTCCTTGGTTACTGACTGTGATTCATTTACTGATGATTTGAGATATTACATGGTTAAAGAGATCCTTAATGGTCACAAAGCCAAATTCTCAAAACTGATGTTGAATCAAAAGGTGGTGAAGATGACTGTAAAGTAATCACAGGTAAAGCAGTTTCCTGTTTTGCAAAACCTTTAACAAATTAATTCAAAACTAAAGCGGTGTAAAAGCCGCTTTTTTAAACTAAAAAAATGAGTATAACAAAATTACCTTTTATTGCTTTAAATGTAGATATAGAAAAGGATGAGTATAATAAATTAACTGTAGGAGATGTAACAGTGTCTGACCCTGAGATGCTAAATGTAGTTTCAAAAAAAAGCTATAATGAAAAAATACATGGTTTAAATTTTAACACAGCTAAATGGACACCACAAATGAAAGATAAAATTTACTTTATGAAAGGATGTACAGTCCCAAGAATAAAGCTTAAAGATTTATCTGTAAAATATAAAATTAGAACTACTACTGACTTGGAAACAGCAACTGTTGTTGTTGGTAGTGATAGAGCTGGAGAAAAGCTGTTTAAAAATACATGGACGCATACAGTTCCTGCAAAGACATTCTTTGCTACAATAGAAGCTCTAAAAGAGTTGTCTCCTGACTTTGATCAGTACTATGTTAATAAGATAGATGATATATTAGAAGGCTTTGATAGAGATGAATTAACTAATATTGCTGTTGATTGGCCTACAGCTAGATGGTGTCAACCTACTAATTCTAATAATGGTCCTTTAGGACCAATGATTCTTAAAAAGTTAGGTCTTACTAAAGATCAATTTAAAGCTTCTTCAATTCGTAGTAATAGTAATGATAATCTATGGACTATTAGTGATGATAATCTAGAAATTTATGATCAGGTAAAAACTAAAAATATCATTGAGCAAAATGCATTGCTTGAAGTTGTTAATGGTGATGATTCTGTTTTGATTGATTTAGATACTTATCAAAACTTAAGAAACATGTTTAATAGTTCTGATACTGATAACCATGTCATGGCCATGGAGATTATGGCTAATGCTAATTATTTAGATAGTCTTTTACACCTTGAGATGCTATTTTTTCATCACGCTGTTCAAATTGATAATTCTAGAACTAGAAATCATGTTAACTTCAAATCATTGAAGAATTATCTTGGTAGAGGTTCTTATAGCAATACTCATATTGATGGTGTTTTTGCAAGTTTATTATCTTTTGGTAAATTAGATCAAGCTGCGCTTGACTTTATTATGGAAGATCAAAAAAGTTACTTTGTTAACAATGGTTATTCTAATTATATAAAACCAAGTGCTTATGGTATAAATCCAGAGTATCAGCCACAGTTAAATTACAACTGGATCCATAAAACTGAATCTTTTGTAGATAAAACTACAGTACCTCAAGTTGAAGAAGAAGAAGTTGTTGAAGATACTGTAGAAGAAGTTACAGTTTCTGAGTCTGTCACGGCAGAAACAGGGTCCCTGGCGGATCCTGAAACTGAAGAGGCAGAAGTAGAAACAGAAGAAGAAGTTACAGAAGAAGTATTAATAGCACAAAAAACAGAAGAAAAGAATGAAGAAGAGTTTGATTGGTTCTGATGAACTACAACAATTTTACAGTAGCAAATTTTATTTCAGCTATAGCGGAATAAATAAGTTATTGTTTTCACCAAGTTGGTTCTACAATCATTACATTCTAAAGGAACAAGAAGATAGTGTTGACTCTCACCTAGTACAGGGGAGGGTCATTCACTGCCTACTTCTTAATCCTGAAGATTTTGATGATGAGTTTATTGTAGTACCTGGTAAGATGCCAGGTACTAGTAATAGAACAATTGTAGATGAAGTTTTCAAAATACATTTGGAAAGTTCAGATGATTCACTAACTTTGGAAAAATATGAGACTACAATAGTAGATCTCTTGGAGAAAATAAACTTGCATCAAAAGCTTAAGACTGATGAAGCAAGAGTCAAGAAAATCTTAATACCTGATAATATCAGTTATTTTGAGTTTCTGAAATCAAGTCAAGGTAAGACCTTATTAGATAATAAAACACTTAGTTATTGTAAAGAATGTGTTGATTCTGTAAAGCAGAATGAGTCTATAGTACAGTTGTTACAGCTTGATAGAAAAGAAGAGGATACCCATCTAGAAGTTTATAATGAGGTTAAAGTAAAGATTGAAAATAAAATCTACACAGATGACAAATCATTTGGCTTTAAAGGTATACTTGATAATGTGATTATAGATAATGATGCTAAAGTTTTATTTATCAATGATGTTAAGACTACAGGAAAACCACTAATAGATTTTGCTGAGTCTGTTGAATATTATAGATATTGGATGCAGGCTGCTATTTATTATCAATTGGCTTTTTATAAGTGGATTAGAGATAAAGAAGATGGTAGAGAGTGGAAGATTAACTTTACATTCATTGTTATTGATAAATATAATCAAGTGTATCCATTTCAGGTTTCAGATGATACGATGCATGATTGGTTAAAACAACTTAGAGATGATATCATACCTATGATTACATACCATTATGATAATAAAGATTTCACACTACCGTATGAATTAGCAGTAGGTAACTTAAAACTTTAAAAATATATGCCAATAAAATCAATTTACACTAAGTATTTTCAAAAATCCAAGATGTTTTTATATCCGCTTCTTGGAATTAAACGTGGTTCTAGAATAGTTCCAAGTGAGACTTATCTTGCTTGGAACTCAACTTACAAACCAGAGGATATGAAACTGATATGTTTATATCATCCTGATAAAAAAAATGATTTTAAAAGTTATGAAGAAAAAGTTCTATTAAAACACACGAGGTTGTATGAAATACATAATGTAAATAAAACAGATAAAATATTTGTTTTTGATTTTTCCGATATGAAAACTGACTGGGATTATTTTATATCTGGAAAGTTTAGTATGATGGAACAGTCAACTAAAGGTAGTATATGCAGTTTCTTTGATCATAATAGCGCAAACTATTTTTATATGAAGAGTTATCTATATCCTGATAAGTATTTTGAGGATTATGCAGATATACTTAATGTAGACACTGATATGTTAAAATCAGTAGGAGAATTGTGTAATAAACCTGATATTGAAAAAGAAACTTTTACTTTGATGGAACACTTGCAAAATACAGAAATAATTAATTAATTTGTAATAAAAACTAACATGAGTGAAAAAACAATGATGCTGGTTGAATCAACCTGGCAAGATACCAAAACTTTTAAGATGATTCCTATCAGTAATGACTGCCCATATGTGGAGTGTATATTTGATCCGTCATCTAAAGTATTTGTGATTATCAGTAAGGTGACTAAAACATCCTTACATATGTTACCTAAGCTTGATGAATATGGTAAAGCTATCAGTGGAAACAAAGGAGCAAAGCAGGAAAGAAGATCAATTGATACTTTTCAAGAGTATTATATTGAAGATGTGAAAACTATTACAGAAATCACAGATCATTTTGCAATTAATGCTAAAAAGTTTGATACTGATAAATTTACTAAAGAAGTAGCAAGCAAACCTTCAATCGCTGCAGTGGCAGACTAATGACTAGGACTCATTGGGTAATGGACTATGAGACTTTGTTAAATTGTTTCATAGCCGTATTTGAGGACATTAAGTCTGAAGACCGTGAGATATTTGTTATTCATAAAGAAAGAAATGAATGTCTAGAATTTATTACATTTCTAGAAAGGAATATTCTTCTTGAAGAATGGCATGTGTCTTTTAATGGTATAGGATTTGATGCTCAAATAACAGAACACATATTGGAAAATAAAGAGCAGTTGCTAGAAATGTCTGGTGAAGAAGTTGCTCTGTTCATATATGCAAAGGCCCAAGATACTATTCAAAGACAGAATGAAGGAGAGTGGGCAGTCTTTGCCCCGTGGACTCTGCAGATTAAACAAGTTGATGTATTTAAACTCAATCATTGGGATAATGCAGCTAAGAGAACTAGTTTAAAGTGGGCTCAGTTTAGTATGGATTGGCAAAATATTCAAGATATGCCAATACATCACAGTACTGAAATTAAAACCCTAAAGCAGATAGATAATATAATAGAATATTGTATCAATGACGTAGCTTCTACTAAAGCAATTATGTATCGCAGCAAGAAAGAAATTGCTTTGAGACAAGAGCTTACTAAAGAGTACAATATAGATCTATTTAGTGCATCTGAACCAAGAATTGCAAAAGAACTATTTGCTATGTTCCTGAGTAAAAAGACAGGAATAAAAAAGTATGATTTAAAGAAAATGAGGACCCATAGGTCTAAGCTTATAGTTAATGATCTTTTGTTGCCTTATATTAAATTTGAGACAGCAACATTTCAAAGACTGGTAAGTAAATTTAGAGATCTAGAACTAGATCCGTATGATTTAAAAGGTAGTTTTAAATACAGTGTCAGATATAAAGGAATAACTACACACTTTGGCCTTGGTGGCGTGCATGGTGCACGTAAAGACATATACACATCTAATGATGAGTTTGTCATAATGTCAAGTGATGTTACAAGTTTCTATCCTAATCTAGCCATCAGAAATAAATGGTCACCAGCACATCTTCCTAGAGAAGAGTTTTGTGATCAGTATGAATGGTTCTTTGATGAGAGAAAGAAGATACCTAAATCTGACCCTAGAAACTATGTTTATAAGATTGTACTAAATAGTACCTATGGTCTTAGCAATGATGAGAATAGCTTCCTATATGATCCTGAGCTTACCATGCGTATAACTCTTAATGGCCAATTGAGTCTTATGATGTTATATGAGATGATATGTGAAAGGATTCCTAATGCAGTTCCTCTAATGCAAAATACAGATGGCCTTGAGACAAGAATCCCAAGAAAGTATGTAGATGAGTATATGGAGATATGTAAAGAGTGGGAAGATATAACAAACCTGCAGCTGGAGCATGATACCTATCAGAAGGTTATACTAGCAGATGTAAATAACTATATAGCAGTTACAGAAGGAGAAGACTTTAAAACTAAATGTAAAGGTAGATTCGTATTTGAAGATCTACCACTACATAAGAATAAAAGTTTTCTATGTATCAGAAAAGCTATGTATGATTATTTTATCTATGGTAAAGACCCTGAGCAGTCTATCAAAGAGAATAAAAGCATCTTTGATTTCTGTGGTGGTGTTAAAGCTAAAGGAGACTGGAAGTTCTTTGAAGAACATATTGTTGATGGAGAACACAAAAGAGATCCATTACAGAAAACTGTTAGATACTACATAAGTAATGGAGGTTCCAAGACTGTCAAAGTGCACAGTATAGATGGAAGAATTGCGCAAGTAGAAGCAGGTAAATGGTTGCAAACTATGTTTATTGATTACATAGAAAAGCCATTTGAAGAATATGATATCAATTATGATTTCTATATAAAGAAGGCCAAGAAAGAAATAGAAGCTCTTGAGCCAAAAACTAATCAATTACAATTATTTTAATATGCCTAGAAAAATCAAAAGTTACGGAAGACAAGATCTAATAGATGTTACACTTCCAAATCATGCTGATTCATATACCGTAATAAGCCACAAGTCTGTAATGGACTTGTCAACTGAAGCATTAGAAGATGCTGGATTTAGTATAACAAATGAAAACTATAGAGCCACACATGATGGTAACATAGCTTCAGCTATATATACTTTAAACTTTGGAGAAGATCCAGAGTTATCAATGATGTTTGCATGGTCAAACAGTTATAATAAACAAATGAGGTTTAAATGTGGAGTTGGTGCAATTCATAGTGTAAACAATACAAGTTTAGTTTGTGGGGACATGGGATCATGGGCCAGAAAGCACACAGGTTCTGCAGATACAGAAACTAAAGAAACCATAGAAGAGCAAGTAAAACTTGCTAAGATGTATTATGATCAATTGGTTTCTGATAAAGAAGTCATGAAAAAGATCAATCTAGATGTTAGAAAGCAAGCACAGCTATTAGGCATGCTGTTTGCTGAACATGATATCTTGACTACTGAACAAGCTAGTATGATTAAGCAACAAATGAGTAGACCAACTTATAAATGTACTGCACCAGGTACACTGTGGGAGTTCTACAACTTTGTTACTATAGCTCTACAGCAATCACATCCAAAGACTTGGATGGAAGATCAAAGAGTTCTTCATTGGTTTGTTTCTGAAACCTTTAAGTTTAATAAAGTAGAAGACGGAGAGGGTAATGAAGCTACAGTAGATGATAAAGCCACTGTAGATACAATACCTGAGAATTCACCAGAAGAGACCAAGGACCCTGCTCAGGTAGATCTAGAAGATATGATTGCGGAAGTTGAATCTGAAGAAGATGATGAAGAACCTGTAGATGATAGTCCTGAAATTACAGGAATACCTGATGGTGATAAGTTATCTGACACTGATGATGATTTTGAAGCTGATGCTGAGATGCAAGAGATGAAGACTGAAGAGACTCTTAATGTTCATATTGAAGAAGATAATGAACATGTATATGATAAAGATCAAATTGCTGAACGTATCAAAGAAGATGAAGCTGCAGTAGCTGAAGTATGTGATGAAGTCACAGATGAAGAAGCTACAGAGTTAATCAAAGGCCAAGAAGCTGTTGATCAGCAAATGGCTCAAGAAGCAGCAGCTAATAATTCAGTCAGTGATGAAGATATAGACAACACTGTTAAAGGAGAACCAGATTTTGATTTAGATTTTGCACCAGTTGCAAATGATGATGAGGAAGATGTTCAATCAGGAGATGTTGATTTTGATTTTGCATAAAACCAATATGAATAACTACAAGGGAGATGGCTTAGGCTGTCTCCCTTTTTTTTTACCTATATAGATGCAATGATATTGTACATATCAAAAGATACAGTGTAAATGTATCCATAGGGTCTTCTTCTGAGGATCCTATATATTCCCATCCTAATGCACATCTATCATGAGGCCAATGAAAAGCTATGTCTAATTGCCACCCCATTATATATTAGTTAAACTTTCGTAAATTTTAACAGCTTCTCTTGGATTTTTATTGTATCCAGGCAATCCAATCATTTTTAAAAAGTATGCCCAAGCTTTATTATCACCCTTTTCAAACTTTCCTGTTTTTCTTTTATATTCTTCAGTAGGTGCAAATATTATTTGATTTATAAACCTAATCATTTTTTCTATAGTTGTAAGAGCAGCAGATGGAGACCTTACAGTTCTATAAACATCTATAGGATTTAAGTATTGAAATGATTCAGATTTCATTCTAATTGCTTCATATAATAAAAAGTTAAAAGCATAATTTTCTTTTAAATCTTCATCATCATCTGCACTCATTTTAAGAATAGAAATCATACCAATAAGCAATGCTATAATTGAGAATTCGGCCAATGATCTTTTAATATTAGCTTTTTGAGAAGGACTGTATGAACCCCATTGTTTAGTAATATTACCTTGATAAGTTCTTAAGTCTCTCGTAAATGCTTTAAAGAAAGTATTATAATGACCTTCTGATGCAGCGCCTATTTCTTCATCCCAAGAATATGTTTTCCATCTTCGTTTAAACCCAGGATACATGTGTTTTCTATACATCATGGCTAATCTACCAAGACCAAATCTTTGTATAGTACCTTTGTCAAAGTTATTATATATACCATGCATTTTTTTATTCAGACCATGTAATCTATCTTGAACACTACGTCTATCTTTTTCAGTAAAAGGTCTATACTTTTTAATACCACCTTCTTCTATAATAAACTCAATATTCTCATGAGTTTTTTCTATATCATATTTTTCGTAAGCATCATACAAACTTATTTCCTCTTGAGTATTTTTATCTCTAACCTTTGTAGCATTTAATAATGAAATCATTCCTACAAATTGAATCTCATGTTCACCAAAATACTGGTTAAAGAATAAAGTATCAGTTCTCATAAGTTTATTTAATGTACTCATAGTAACTTTTTTACCATACTGATCTCTGAAATCTCCTTGTAATGGATCATATAACTCACCAAGTCTTCCCATAAAACTAGTTGGTGTAGGTTGACCAAAGTCACCAAGTACTCCTGTTAAATGTTTAGCATACTGAGCCGTTCCTTTTGCATAATCTTTAATAGAAAAGAATTCTGATCCAGCAGACTCAATAATTAACTGTATATTACCTTGTAATCCGTTAGCCACACCTTTAAGTAAATCAGCAGCTATAGTTGTTATAGCAGAGAAACCTGTTATAGTATTACTAAGTTTTTGCCAAGAGATATTAGTTCCAAAAATTTCTTCCTTCTTTTGCATCTCACCATAGACAACCATATCAATAAATGCATCTAAATGCAGTTTACTCCATGATTCTCCATTTGCTCTCACATAATTTTCATACCCAAATTTTGCAGCAAAAGAATCATATACCTTTTCTCCAGTAGTTTTATTAAATTTAGGTACTTCTCTTTCACCTATAATACGCTTCATTAAATTTATTTCCCCATTGATTTCATTCATTGCATCATATTTATTAGCCATCTGATTAAACAATAATACAGAACTAGCTAAATCATAACTTACATCTTTTGTGTCAATAGGTTGTGTAAAATACACAGGTAGAAAACTAACTGCTGTACCGTCAATACTTTGTATTTCTGTTTCAATATCATAAGACTGCATGTACAGTCCTTCTTTGACTTTAGTTCTAGCCAAGTTAGTAATACCTTCATCTAATAATCTTTCTAAATCTTTTTTAGCAACAGAAGGTATTTTTGAACCAGGTCTTTGTGATTCAGGTATTTTCTCTTGTGCAGCATAATACATGTCTGTAAGAGTTTTATGATATTTACCCATTTCATTTTTAGCAGTACCATCCATATTATACATGGTTAGCCACTTTTCACTTATAAATTCATCTGCTGGTTCACTTATTTCCCGATCTCTATGAAAGCTATACCACTCATTATATTGTTCAGCATCCATGATGCCTGAATTTCTTTCTCTATCTTTTTCTTTGTCAATTTTATCAATCTCATCTTGAGATTTTTTCTTTAGTATCTTAGCATATAAATCTTTTTTTCTAAACTCTTTCCAGTTTTTTACCTCATTTCTTTGAATAGGTGTGAGTTTATTCTTATTTATGTTAGCATAAGGTTCTGGATTAGCTTTATGCCAAGCGGAAGTTACCTCACCATATTTTTTATAGTCATATTTAGATACAAAATGAACTTCGTCTTCATATATAATGTTACCTTCTTCATCTCTTTTTTTTCGAGTATAAAAAAAGTTTGGATTTTTTTCTGATGCTACACGCTCATATATAGGTTTCTGCTGTATTTCAAATAAACCCTCATTAAATTGTTTTGGATTATCTCTATTACCTTTAGCTTGACCTAGATAAGCTTTGAAGGCATCTGCCACCATTCTTTTAGCTTCTATATCATCTAGTCTAGCCAATTCAAATTGATCTTTTACAGCCTTTGCAAATAGAGCAATTGCACTATCCTGAGAACTAATAAGGGGACCTATCAAGTAATCAAAGACTCCTTCATCTACAGCAGCTTGCTGAAGTATTTTAATCATTCCAGCTTTATCAGCAGCCTTAGTACTCAACATTGTAAGTTGTACTTTCTTAGCCTTTATCATTGACTCTTTACTTTTATCAGATCTGCTAGATTCTTGAATATCTTTAATCTGCTGATTGATAACTTCAATCTCTCTTTTCATACCTTCAGCAGAATATGTAGATCTTGCATCTAATAAAAAGTCAGCCATCAAAGGAATGGATTCAGTAAGAACTCTTTGTTTAATAGTATCTCTTATAGATAAAGCTTCTTTAAGCTTTTGCTGTGAAGATAATTCTGATTTACCTTCTTCATCTGTTTCAAATATAGCTTGAGACTCTTGCTCTGTACTATTAAAATAATCAAAGACATCTTTTTTATTAATCTCATCTAAGAAATTATAACTATGAGCATAATCATTCAAGGCCATGAGCTCATTTAAAAGATCTTTTCTATTTGAATCAGGATCAGTAGCTTTAGCTGTAAATTCTTTCATCAACTTTTTACTCTGGAGAGATTGTTTATAAGCTTCATCAACAAACATAGTTATTGATTTTACACCTTCTGCAGCTTCAATATTTTTTATTAATCTTCTAAGTCTATTTGTTTGTCGTCTTTGTTCCTTTTGACTTTTAGTTTTAGTCTTTTGTATAGTATCAATTCTTTTTCTTAAATACAATACGGTCCTATCTGCTAAAGATTCTATATCATCAGCTTTTTCTTCAGCACTAACTTCTTCAGCTTCTTGAAGATCTTCAACATCCTCAGATACTTCTTCAATATTTAAGTCTGGGTTTTCTGCATAACCTTCTTCAATCCATATTTCTAAAGCCATGTCTTCATTGCCATTAGCTTTTCGCATTACTTGCTTCCACTGAACTGTTTTTTTATTGGGACATGTTGCTGCCATTTTAACAAAGTGTTTTTAATATTTTTTTATATGCTAGCATAAGCTCTTGTTGAGTTTCTGCATTTCTCATTTGATCTAATATATCTTCTATAAAGTAACCTTTTAAACCTAGTGCTATATTTATAGATTCTACATTTTTAAGTTCTTGAACTTCACCTATCATCATGTTGCGTTCTTTTTCATTAACTGGAACACGTCTTTCTTGAACTGCACCTGATTGTAAATTTACATTTCTTTCTAATACAGTATAGTTAAATTTATTAATTAAGTTATATAAAGATCCATTTGTTTGTACCCATCTATGGTTTCCTACTTCAAATGATATAGGAGAATATCCTAGTCTTTCAGTAAGAGATCTATATGTATCTAAACTATTTTGTATTGAAAAAGAAGTAGCCTCTTCTTGAGCTGCAGTTTCTTTTATTCTTGGTGTGATTATCACTTTATAAGTAAAATCATTTCTTGTACTTTGAAGTTCAAATATATCAGGATACTTTCTTTCTAAGAATCTCATTGCTTTTAGATTAGGTCTATAAACTTCTGTATTAGAGATTTCTCTTTGCAATATACCCGAAGTATCTCCTTTAGTTATAAGATATACATCTTCACCTAATGTATTTTTTTTCTTGTTTATAACACCTCTAAGAAGAGAAGCAATTCCATCTATATTCATATAAGGATTCTGCTCTAGTTTATCAACTAGTTTTTGCGAAGCTTCGCCAGGTTTACTTTTAATAATTTTATTTACTTCAGATATAGAAGGTATGTAAAAGTTTTCATCCCTTAATGTATTTCTATTTTTTGGATTAGTTCTTATTAATACATTAGTTACATCTTCACCATATCTATTGGCAAGCTTTATGTAGTTATCACTTAATCTATTTATACAACCCATTTTATTATAATTTACATTTTTCAGTTTGATCTAGAATAAAGTCTTCTATTGTATAACTATTTTCTGTATCAGCAAAAGCAAGATTATCATATTTTTCTTGTAAAGCTTGTGCAGAATCTACACCTAATTTTTCAATTTGACTTGGTGTCAAAGACTCATAAAATTTAGCAAGCTTTGTATCTACACCAGTACTTTGATTAATCTGCACTGCAGCATCTTCTAGTAAAGTAATTTTACCTTGGTAAGGTGTAGTTCTATTAGATACAATCAGAACATTATTTTTAGCTCTAGTTATACCAGTATACATAGAATTAGATCTTACTTTTGGAGTCAAAGCTTTCACATTATAAATGTCTACCTCGTCTACAATAACAGTATTATAAGTAGAGCCTTGAGACTTATGAGATGTAACAGCATAATCCTGACTAATAGGAGCATATCTCTTTTTATAGTCTAAATACTCATTTAACGCAGCCTTTACTTGTGCTCTACTAGACTTAAGATCATTTTTTATTCTGTTATATCTAGCATTTAGTTTAGTAAGTCGCATGTTATATGCATTATCTACCAGCTTATCTTTAAGAGCTTCTTTTGTGTAATCTACAGTTGTTATAGTAACAGGTTTTGAACTTAAAGGAGTAAGGATTTCTAATTTTACAAATGCAATCCCGTATTCGTCTTCTCCTTGTTCTATAATTTTATTAACCACAGCTTGATCAGAATTTATAAAGCTAATTTCGTCTTTGTTCTCTAAAGCATCATAAGGTGCATTAAACCTTACTGGAGTTGTTGGTGTGTAAAAATGAGCATCCTCACCAAAAATTGCCTGATGTATTTCTTTATTTACTCTAAATCTTCTTACATTAGTATAAGTAACATATTTTATTAAATCATAATTTTCAGACTCAATTGCTTTCTTATACTCTTGAATTGTTATATCAATTGCTGAAGAACCATCTACAAATAATAACTGACCATCTTGTTGAGTTACACTGCTTCTATTACCGTTTGCAGGATCTGCTACAGGATTTTCATTATCTGCATTGTTCCAATATAAATCTGCATACGGAAGTATAGGTGACTCCTCTCCTTGTCTAACTCTTTCTAATAATTCTGCTCTATTCTCTACTTTAAATACAGGTGAATTTTCATTTGACTTAAATTCTCTAATAGGAGGCAGCTGACCTCTATCACCCAAATATATAATTTTTATATCCTCACCAATTTTAAGAGCTTGATCTCGTAATATCTCCAGGTGTTGTTCATTTACCATAGAAGCCTCATCTATAATAACTAAATTTGCTGAACCAACTTTACCACCTTCTGTAGAATATTTAGCTTTAGTCATTTTATGGGTTATCTCATCCATTTTTTGATCAAGCATTCCAGCAAGAGAATTTTTTTCATATATTAATTTTGGCTTACCTTTTAGTGTACTATCAAGCACATTAGTAGCTTGCCAGCTTAAAGCTCCTATAAGTATCTTTTTCTTTCTATTTTCTTTAGAGTTTTGATAAGCAAGTAATACTTCTTTCATTACAGTTGTTTTACCTGTACCAGCTTTACCTTCTAATACAAATTCTTGCTCATCTGAGTTTAAAAACTCTTTCATCTTTTTAATAGCATCTGCTTGACCTTCGTTAAAGGTAAGACCTGTAAATGTTTGACCAGCATTTAATTCAACAGGTGGTTTTTCAGATTCTTTTTTATCAACTAAAGAAAGTATTCTTATTCTGTCACCATTATTCTTAGCCCACTTCATAAGCTTACCTGTAGTAAGAGATATGATATTTTTATCTGGCGTAATTAAATATAATCTATTAGTCTTATCATCTAATACCAAATCAGCTTTTTGTTTCATTGGTTTAAGATTTTCTAACTTTACATTTAACTTAGAATTTGGTCCTTCAAATCTAGGATTATATATTTGCCAACCTTGATTTGTTTCCATTAAAGCAATATAAACATTTCCTTTGTATCCTACAAACCTTCCAACTTCTACAGAATTAACAGGAACAGGACTTGACGTAAGAGTATTTTCATACAACTCTGTGATTGCTGCAAAAGCTGCTGAAGCTTTTACACTACCAACATAACTAGGTCTAGGTATCCATTTACCATCTTTAAGTACATTGTAGTTTTGTATGTCTCTACTACCAATTCCAGCAAAGTTTCTAGTTAACTTAGGAGTTTCAGTTGATACAAAAGATTTACCTGCCCACTTAAACCAACTTTCAGTATTTATATCCCATACATAAATAGGTTTCTTCATACGTTTAGCATAGTTTACAGCATAGCTTGTACCACCTTTTACATCTGTACCTCTTTCATTTAATGGAGCTATAGCATATACTGCATCTGCATTTTTAACTTGGAAATAATTTCTAGCAAGTAAATCGTTAATTTTATTTCTAGAATTAGTTTTTCCTGTTAATTTATCTAAAGCTCTATAAGCTTCATCCATTTGCTTATCAGTTAAAACTTTAGCTTCTACACCTGCATTTTTAAGAGTAGCAGAAACTTTAGCATCATTAGGAGATTTATAATGATTGTGATTAAGAACATTAAAATCCCTACCTATACTATCAAAGAATGTATCTGCACCATATGCACCTCCAGAATGATTTGTAAGCTCATCTGCAGTAAGTACTTCTTCTTTTTGTTCAGGTGTTTGAGTTTGATCTTTTATTAATTGTGCATCAGACTTACTCATGTAATTTCCAACAACTTCAAATTCAATTGCCATAGCTCCATTAGCAAATCTATCTATAGTATCAACGCCTTCTGCAGTCCAACCTTCTTTAGACCAAGTTCCTTTATATCCTTCAGAACCTTTAGGATGTATGTTTGTAACTTTAGCATAAATCATTTTTTCTGTACCGTCTGCAGATTTACCTCTATGTAAAACTATATCACCTATTTTAATATCTCCAGCTTTAGTAGCGCTTCTTGTTGTTCTAGTTCTTATACCAGCATCAATCATATCTATAGAAGTTGGATTAGGACCTAATAAATCTACTGCAGTTTTATTTGCTTTTTGTA